TTTTGCACCAATTAATCAAATTACAGGATTAATGACTTTTTAATGGTTTAGTATTTTTTTGTATATTTATATATGAAAACATTTATGAGGAATTATGAGTAAAAAAATTAGTAAAAACCTCCAAAGAGTTCAAGATATGGTTGATGGAACTTATGGGGGTAAAATACAGTCTGGTTATATAGGTGAAGCTAATGTTAAAAGAGAAGTTGGTGATATTTGGACTGATGAAGATGGTGTGAAGTGGGAGCAGAAAAAAGGCTATAAAATGAAACTTACTAAAACTGCTAATGTAGGAGTTTTTAGGGCTTATTGTTCAGATTGTGAAAAGGGTATTTTAAAACCCTGGGATAAAGATACTCATAAAGCTGATGGTAGATGTTACCATTGTCAAATGAATTATGAGTTAGATTTAAAATTTGATAAACCAATTAGATGGTTTGCTTATAGAAGATCTCACGAACTTAAAAATATGGAATCAATTGAACAAGATATGATTCAATGGATTGATGAGTTAGATAAAAATAGAAACAATAATCTATTTGATGAAACTGTAGCTAATGCTATGGCTAATCATAATGTTTCTATGGAAATAAAGAAAAATTCTTAATTGGAGAGTTGTTATGGATTTAGGAAGTAAAAAATTATTGTGTGCAGGTGTTTGTTTTTTAGCAGCAACTGTTTTTGTTGTTTTAGGTAAAGCAGAATTTCAAGCTTGGGCTGATTTCACTAAATGGATATTTGGTATCTATGCAGCAGGTAATGTTGGTGAACATGCTTCAAAAAAATTAGGAGTTAAGTAAGATGAAAATTCTAAAATGGGTATTGGGTTTAGTAGCAGGTTTATCTGGTGTTGTTGCTTTGTTTGCTGGGGGTAAAAGTAAACAAAAAGTAAAAGAGATAAAAAAAGATATAAAAACATCGGAAAAAAAAGTTAAAAAATTAAAAAAAGAAAACAAAAATATAAAACAAACTCAGAAAAATTATAAAAAAACTTTATCTGAGATGGAAAAGAAAAAAGAAACTTATAAAGCTCCTGATGTTGATATAAAAGAAGCTAATGATTTTTTAAAAAAATTTTCAAAAAGTAAAAAATAATTAATTTATGTCTGAATATAGAACTATAAAACCAAATAAAAAGAGAAAACGAAAAAATCCTGACAAGTTATCTTTTAAAGAGAGAATTTTGTTGACACCGGACATAATAAAAGTAGCTGTTAAAAGGCTTAAAGGTGAAATTAAATAGGAGATTTTTATGAAAAATTTATTAATAATCATATTAATTATAAATTTTGTGTTTAGTCAACAAAATTGCTTTTCTGATGAAGAAGTTAAAGGTATTTTTAGTGGTATAAAAGAATTACAATATAAGGATAGTTTAAATTTAAAAATTCAAGAAAATCTTAAAATCCAATTAAAAAATAGTGAAATGATTACTAAAAATGATAGCTTAATAATAATTGAATTAGAAACTCAACTTAAATTAAAAGATAATTTGATTAAAGAAGTAACACCTAAATGGTATGAAAACAAATATCTTTGGTTTGGGTATGGTGTATCTGCGATATTGATTCCAATTTGGGCTATAGGACAAATAAAATAATGAACCAAAACTTGAAAACTGCGATAAAGCGTGAATATGTAAAGTGTGTGGAATCACCTCAACACTTCATGCGTAAATATTGCACGATTCAACACCCAAAGCGTGGTAAGATGAAATTTGATTTATATGATTATCAAGATGATATGATAAATGAATTTAAATCTCATAGATATAATATCATTTTAAAGTCAAGACAATTGGGGATATCAACACTTTCAGCTGGATATGCATTATGGATGATGTTATTTAACGCTGATAAAAACATTTTAGTTATAGCAAAGGATAAAGATACTGCTAAAAACCTTGTAACAAAGGTTAGAGTGATGTATCACAACCTACCTCAATGGTTGAAAACAAAATTAGATGAAGATAATAAATTATCTTTAAGGTTCTCAAATGGTTCACAGATAAAAGCTGTGGCTGCTACACAAGAAGCTGGTCGTTCAGAAGCACTATCACTTTTAGTATTAGATGAAGCAGCGTTTATTGAACACGCTGAATCAATATGGACAGCAGCACAACAAACATTAGCAACTGGTGGTGATTGTATAACACTTTCTACACCTAATGGTGTGGGTAATTGGTTTCATCGTCAATGGGTTGAAGCTGTTGATGGTGTTAATGGATTCAACACAATTAAATTACATTGGACGGTTCATCCTGAAAGAGATGAAAGTTGGAGAAAAGACCAAGATAGAGTTTTAGGACCATCACAAGCTGCTCAAGAATGTGATGCTGACTTTCTCACATCAGGACAATCTGTTGTAGATCCTCAAATACTACAATGGTATAAAGAAAATCAAGTAAAAGAACCTGTTGAGAAAAGTGGATTTGATAGAAACCTTTGGATATGGGAGTATCCTAATTACTCAAAAGATTATATCGTTGTGGCTGATGTTGCTCGTGGTGATGGTACAGATTTCTCAGCAACACAAGTATTTGATGTTGAATCTATGACACAAGTTGCTGAATATAAAGGGCAATTGGGAACAACAGATTATGGAAACTTCTTAATTGAATTGGCTACAAAATATAATGATGCGTTATTAGTAGTTGAGAATAACAATATTGGTTGGGCTACTTTACAAACCATTATTGATAGGGGTTATCCCAACTTATTTTATATGTCAAAGGATTTACAAGTAGTAGATGTGGAACATCAGATGTCAAATAAGTATAGAACTCAAGATAAAAATATGGTACCTGGCTTTTCAACAACATTAAAAACAAGACCATTAATTATTGCTAAAATGGAAGAGTACACAAGAGAAAAGATGGTAAACTTAAATTCTGCTAGATTAATTGAAGAGTTATTTGTATTTATTTATCATAATTCAAAACCAGAAGCTATGAAAGGGTATAATGATGATGTTGTGATGTCATATTCAATAGCTCTTTGGGTTAGAGATACAGCTTTAAGAATTAAGAAAGAAAAGGATAATCACCAATGGGCTATGATGGATACTATGTTGAATATGAATGGTAACACATCAGATGAAAGTAGTGGTTTTATGAGTAACAATGCTCCAAAAAAGAATCCATATGAAATGGATATTGGTGGTGAAAAAGAAGATTTAAAATGGTTATTAGGATAAAAAGAGGATTATAATGGCAGAACAAGAAAACATATTTACAAGATTAGGTAAATTATTTCAATCAAACATCATAATCAAAAAAACTGATAGTGGTCAGGTTAAGGTTAAAGATGTTGATATGATGCAAAAAGGATTAACATCTAACTTCGTTGATAGGTATAGTAGATTGATGAGTAATTCAGGATATAATAGTACATATGCCGCTAAACAAAATAGAAGTGCTTATGATATAGCTAGAAAAGAATTATTTAGAGATTATGAATTGATGGATGCAGATCCAATTATATCATCTGCTTTAGATATTTACTCAGACGAATCAACAATTGATAATGTTGAAAATAAAATATTAAAAATAAAAACAGATAATCCTAAAATACATTCTATATTAGATAACTTATTTTATGGTATAATCAACATAGAATTTAATCTTTGGTCTTGGATTCGTAATATGACAAAATATGGAGATTTTTATTTGGAGTTGGATATATTAGATAAATATGGTATAGTAAATGTTAAACCAATATCAACTTATGAAATCAACAGATTAGAAGGTCATGATTTATCAAATCCAAAATTAGTTCAATTTGAAATTCAAGATACATCTCAAAGGGGTGTAAAGAAAAATTCACAACTTAAAGAGAATTATGAAATAGCTCACTTCAGATTGTTGTCAGATTCTAATTATCTACCTTATGGTAAATCAATGTTAGAAGGTGCAAGAAAAGTTTGGAAACAATTAACTCTTATGGAAGATGCTATGTTGATTCATCGTATGATGAGAGCACCAGAAAAAAGAATATTCAAAATTGATATTGGAAACATACCACCAAATGAAGTAGAAAACTTCATGCAAAAGATAATAAACAAAATGAAGAAAACTCCTGTGATAGACCAAAATACAGGTGAGTACAATTTAAAATATAATATGGAATCAACAACAGAAGATTATTATTTACCTGTTCGTGGTGGTGATAGTGGAACATCAATAGATACTTTACAAGGTTTATCTAATGAGGGTGCTATAGATGATATTGAATATTTGAGAAACAAAATGATGGCAGCCTTAAAAGTACCAAAAGCATTTTTAGGGTATGATGAAAGTATTGGAAGTAAAGCTACATTAGCTGCTGAAGATGTTAGATTTGCTCGTACAATAGAAAGATTACAAAAGATAATAATTTCAGAATTAGAAAAGATTGCTATTGTTCATTTAAAAGTTCAAGGATTTGAAGATGCTGATTTAATTAATTTTGAATTAGAATTAACAAACCCATCAATGATACATCAACAAGAAAAATTAGAATTATTGAATCAACAAGTTGATATAGCTAATTCATTGATTGAAAATAAGATTATGTCAAGAGAATGGATTTATGATAATATTTTTGAATTTAATAGACAAGAAAAGAAAGATGTTTTTGAAGGTATAGTTGAAGATACAAAACAGAAATTTAGAATGGAACAAATTGAATCAGAGGGAACAGACCCAGCCAAAGGTGAAGCTGAACCATCTGATGAAATGGAAGAACAAGGTGAATGGGGTGGTGATAGAAGAAGTGGTACTGGTAAAAAAGAATATGGAAA